TATTCATTTCCTTTGCAGACTTAGCCGCATCAGACATATTACCGGCTACTGCACCGGAGGAACCTGCAGCATTAGACATAGCGTCCGCTGCATCTGTAACTGGATTTCCGCCACCCGTGGCATCACCAAACAGTGCCGCTGTAAATGCCTTGAAATAGCTTGCAAGCACCTGGAGCTTGGATATGATGGTATTGATTACTTGGATGACAGGTGTGAAGGCATTGATTAGCCCCTGCCCGATGGTAGCTTTTAACGATTCAAACCGCAGGGTAAGGACACGGACCTGATTGGCCCAGGAATCACTCGTCCTTGCGAAGTCTCCAGAGGCATCCGAAAGTTGCGCCATTACGAACTGATACCGGAGCATAACTTTCTCCTGCTCAGTCATTTTCGCCGTGGTCTTACCAAAACCATTGTTTAATGCATACTGGTCCAGGGCTGTCTGGGTCATAACCACGCCCAGTTCTTTGAGCGATTCCGTCTCACCAGTAAAAATACTCTTAAGTTTTGTGTATGCCTCGTCAGTACTCAGGTTATAAAAGGATGCCACATCTCCAGTCAGGCCAGTAATGGCTGCTGACATCTGATATCCTGCCTCGCCAGCAATACCAAATGATTTTGCCATAGCGCCATATGTACCCATCATCTTTTTTGCTGATAATTCCGATAGGCCAAATTGCGATATGGCATTCTTGGCAAAGGCATCCACCTGCCTGTTTAGGGAGCCAAAGGTGACATCCACCACGTTCTGGACTTCTGCGAGGTCTGAACCAAGGTCAATGCATGACTTTCCAAAAGCAGCAATAGCACCAATACTAAGTACTGATGCTATCACAAGTCCGGCTTTTTTCCAGGCGTTTGCAACCCTCGAGGTTTGCTGCTCCACATGCTTTGTGGCCGCCGCTGTCTGTTTCTTTACCTTTTCAATCTCGTCGCGGTATGGCTGCGTATATGCCTCAATGACCACCCGTAACTTTTCTAATGTCATGCCTTCCGTCAGCCATCACCGCCTTTCCTTTTATGGTTATGCCTCAGTGCAAAATCCAGCATCTGCGCCTGGTATACAGCCACCTGCCTGGCCTGTACCTGTTTATATTCCTCTTTTTCTTCTGCGAATAGTTGGGGGAAAAAGTCCCATAACTCCATGACCTGTATGTTTGCACTGCCATGTACAGCCAAAGATGTATACTGTCCTATGTCCTGTGCCAGGAAGTGTATTTCCTTAAGCTTCTGCTTCTGTTCCCGTTTCATGCGGCGGACCTCACTCTCCATGAAATCCGTGATTTCCAGCAGTGAAAGCTGCCAGAAGCGTTCCATGGGCATCCCAAGGTCCAATGCCTGAGGATATAAGTCATATATGATATCTGATACCGTCTCTACAGCAGGTCTTTGGCATCCTCCAGCCTCTGGTCCATCTTCTCCTGCTGGCTTTCGGAGAAAAAACCTGATACCTTATAAATCTCCATCAGCACATCCGTCATAAAGGAAAGCTGGGTTCCGCCATCTTCACAGTACCGGTCAAACAGCTTCTGTACATCATCATACTTGATTCCATGCTCCCAGGTTTTCATTGCCGCCTGAGTGATAGTCAGCATAGTGTTAAGTGGAGGCACCCCCAAAGAAAGGATGTCCAGCAGATTCCGTTTAAACTTATCCTCCAACTGGCAGATAACAGATGTGGTAAGTTTCAGCTTGTACTCCCTGCCACCCACTTCCCAATACGCAAATGGTTTGCGTTTCTTTCTCTCGTCTATGTTGACTACTTTACTTTCTTCCTGCTCTTTTTCAATTTCATCGTCAAATCCCTGTGCCATTAACTATGCCTCCATTCTTATTCTGCTGCTGGGTCTGTAACTTTAATATCGCTCTGCAATGCCAATGTTAAAGTAAAAGCAATGGCGGCATTAACACCACCTCCGCCAATCTTGATGTTGCCGTATGCGTCATACTCAAACTTAGTACCATCAGGAAATGTTTCCCGGTATGATGCCACTTTTCCACTGTCACATATTTCGCGGAGCACACGGTAATCAGAATTTGCACTGGAGTTTTCATATGCAAATTTATATGCCAAGTCTCCAGGGTCCCCTATGCCCAATTCTGAATGTTTCATCTTATCCTTAAGCCTGGTATTATCCACTTTTTCAGGCTCAACTCCAAGGTCAGGGACCTCCTGCAGGTCATTGAGCATAACGTAGTCTGCGGCCCCTTCTTTCTTTACCTCGAGGGTAATTCCGTTTGCTAACATCTCATCAATCCTTTCCTATTGCGTGATATACACGTCTACTGCTTACATCAATAATACCTTCATAGCGCATCTGCTTGTGTTTCATACCGCTCGGGTCCTCTACATCCATGCACTGGATTCTTTTCAGGCCAAGAGGGGATATTGCTGCATCCACTGATACCGCGATAGGGGATGTGTTTTTTATCGACCAGATATCAATACGGTACCGGACATATGATTTTGACTCTCCACAGGTCGTTTCATCCGCCACCTTGTTATCCTCTTCCATGTACTGGATTGTAACATCCTGTTCCCAGGTATTCGGATAATGGTCTGTGACATTCTCCGTTACCGTGCAGAGAGCAGCGTACACCTCGTCCTTAACATTAATCATTACTTACACACCTTTCTTAATTCGCGTTTCAGGGCCTTTTCCATCCTTTCAACCACCTTGTCCTCATTGTTTTTCAGGGCAGGATACATAAAAGGCTGCGCTGACTGCCCTGTACACTGGTAAAACCGTCCATCTGGTGTATCCAGGTAAAACCAGTGATATTCTTCCGCGGCTTCTTTGTCAACCTGGCTTTCATGTATCCACCAGGGAGACATGGTATAGGCCGGACTGGCTACAGGGGATATCCCGGCATGATTGGCAGCTCCCTTCGGTCCTGTTCCCATCTCAACGTACATAGCGTATGCTTTGTTGGTATACACAGTCCCAATAACCCGGTCGTCCATACACTCAGTCATGGACTTGATACTGTTTCTTAATTCGCCCTGCCGGACAGGACACAGAAGTTTTGCTTCTGCTTGTATCCGTTTGGCCTGCTGTCCTACCAACCGCTCCATCTGCTGGTCACAGACCTCTTCCAGGGCCGCAAACTTCCTTTCCAGCTCCTTTTGTCCATCAATCACAGCTTTTCCACCTCCAGAACCAGGAAACGATATGGATATATAGCAATCACCTTGTAATCCGGCGCCGCGGCGTCGTCAACACATAAGCATATCCCATCATTGGCCGTGATGACCGGGCCGTCCTTGACTGCATAGCTTACCTTACCTGTTCCCGGTACTTCCTTATAGGTCCCCTGGATTCTCAGGTTGCGGATATTTGGCAACCGCTGACCATACATCTCAGCCTGTACTTTTCCGCCAGCGGGCCACTCTTCGGCTTGGAAAGCTGCTGCCGGTCCATACTCCATATATGAGCTACCCTCACTGTCCTTTTTAGGGATTGCTGCCCGGTGATGGTACATTCCCAGCCTGCTCCGTCTTAGCCTCATACGTCCTGCCTCCTATCCTTGCCAGCCTGTATCTGTCCAGTGTGTCATAGATGTGCTTTGGGGCATTATCAAAACTATATGATTCTCCTCCTCCGCTCCGGCTGGCCTCTCCCTCTGTCCCCATCCGGTTAAGGGCTATCACTGCCAGGTCACGCACTGCCTTTTCCAGACCTGTTGCTATCTTTGTACGGCCTGTATAGGACAGCACGAAGGCTGTGGCCTCCTCCAGCAAAAGGGAGAGCAATATATCATCACTCTCCCCTGTCAGCTTTTTCATTTTTTCAATATCTGTCACATGACCATCTCCTTAACCATTGGTTATCAGGCGGGCGATAGGAAGGGCCTTGGGGTCAAACTTGATTTCCCAGTTGGCCTTCGCAAAGAGCTGCGCATCCGTTGGGGATTCAGTCCAACCAGAGGAGGGAATTTTAAAGCTGAACCCGTTTGGATGGAGGGTTTCCCTCATACGTGTGATAAGTTCATCCTGCCCACCGTTTTTCTTGGCGTCCCTTACAGTCTCAACAGGCACATCCACCCGACCTTTTGCAGTCCTGATAACTCCCTGTCCGAACAGGTATGTGGTGTACTTCTTAAGGTCCTTGTTCTCACCGGAGCCTCCCACTGCCACGCATGGTACTCCATCATCAATGATAACCGTATAACCATTGACGGATGCCAGACCCATGGGCCGCTGGATACCATTAGAGTCCGTCTGTTTCCAGTACTCCAGGAGCTGCAAATTCTCCAAGGTCTTTGCCACATTAGAGTGCATGACTGCCAATCCAAATGCCTCCTTATGGTCGCCACAGGCCTGGGTAGCAAGGTCGTTAAGGTCAGTCTCGGCAATCTTTCTCGGCGTTGCCGTGGCAGATGATAAATCCAGGGTGTGGTTCTCTGACCAGCCCTTCGCATGACCGCTGGACCCAGTAATACCAAATATGGCATCGGCGATACCAATGAGCCTCATCTGGCGCCGTTTCTGCCAATACCGTGATATTGTTGATATGATATGTCCCATAGGGTCAGCGCCGGACAGCTCCGCGGTAAAATTCCGTGCAAAGAATCCTTTTGCACGCCCATATACTACGCCGGTCTGGGAGCCACCTCCCACTTCCTCCACGGTGATGTCCGTCTGGCCATCATAGTTCTGGTCATCCCCGTCCAGGGTGTTGTAAAACGGGATGGTATAGATATTCCCACGTCCCTGAATCATCCCTGCAATCGTTGAGTCCTCAACCACTGCACCGGACTCTATCATGGCGGTCAGATATGGGTCAGGCGCTTCCCTCCACATCTCCAAAAATAATTCATCGTCAAATGGTATCCCAAAAATTGTTCCAGGCATAAATTAATCTCCTTCCTTATTTCCCAGAAAGCTGCTTATACAGCTCAGGGTTGTTTGTCTTTAACTCCAGCCTCTCTTTGTAACCAAGCTTTGCAAACCGTTCCTTGGTGACAGGTTCATCCTGTGGTGCCTTTTTCAGCGGCTTACCACCCTCCAGTTTCTTGTCTATCTGGGCCTGTACCGCTTGCATGAATGCTTTTTCCAATGCTGCGATAGATTTATTACAGCTGTCCGCATCGGTATAATTAAGCAGTTCTGCCAGAGAGGCAGGCAAGTCCTTTTCCGTAAGGGTATTTTTAGCTTCTGCCATCAGCTCCCGGCGTGTGATATCCGCTTCACGGGCTGCCAATGCTTTCTCCTGTTTCTGCGCAAGATACTGTGCTTTCTCTTCTTTTGTCATCTTTGCAAGTTTCTCAGCCTCAGATAGCTTATCATCAGTAAGTGCCTGCCATTTCTCCTGTGCTTTTGCAAGGGCAGTGTCAATCCCCTTCTGCACCCTGCGGTCAAACTCGGCCTGATAATCCTTGTTTTTCAGGACATCGTCAAAACTTGGAGCCGGGTCTGTTGGTTCTGCCTTCGGCGGGTCTGCTTTAGGCGGTTCTGGTGTTGGGTCTGATGGCCCCGGTTCTGCAAAAAGCTGCAGGTTCATCTTCTGATACATTGGTTCTCTTGTTCTCATAATCTCTATCCTTTCCGCCCCAGCCTGTTCATCTGCCCAGGCCGTTGCATAAAAATAACACCCAGGCATTAACCTGCGTGCTTCCATCTTATCAGCTATGTTTGTCCGTAGGCCGCTTCACCCCGCCGCCCAGAGGGAGATGTGTGGGACCACCTAACCTTTCTTTTTACGCTGTTTCATCTGCTTCTCCTTCGCTTCTGCTTCCTTGTTCCCTTTGACATTTTTATCATACCATTGTTCATACGTCATGCTGGCTGGTACTGTTTCTGTCCTGCCAGTGACTGGGTTCCTTGCCCTGCGCTGCATCTGGGACAGTTCCTCTTCCGATATATCGCAGATGGTTGTAGACCGGCACCATGGATGCATAGGCGGGCAGTTCTTTCCAGGCTGTTGCTCTGACACCTTAAATCGTTTACCGTCCAATTCCCTGCACACGGTTGACGTCTTAAGGTCCAGGGTTGCCACATAGATATATGTCTCAATCCCGCACTCTTCATAGGACTGCATCTCCATCTGGTTTGCAAGGTTGCAGGATTCTGTCCGTACCAGTCTCCGGGCATTGCTGGCCCCCTGGGCGTACTTGTTGGCTATGATATCGGCCACCTCGTTATCGGTACGGCCCGTCACCAGATTGACAAGTAACTCCTGTTTAAGGTCCTGCGCCAGCGCCTGTGTGTTATGCCAGATGCGCTCCGAGTAGTTGGCGCCGGACCATTTACTGTTAATCACCCGGTCTATTGCCTTGCGGTCTATCGCGGCAAAGGAAAAGCCCAGCCCCGTCCGTTGCTGGATGTCAAAGATACTCCTGTAATATGCCTCATTGGCAAGGTCCACATAATGGCTGGTGCTCCTGACATTTTCCTGCTTATAAATCTGCTGCATGGTCAGGTCAATCTGGTTCTGGAGCTGTTGGAACCGTTCAAGCCGTGCCTGGAATGCTGGGCTTTCCAGTTCTACAAGGATATCCGCTACTGTCTGCCCCCTTCCAGGTGCCCTTAATGCCTGTTTCAGCTCATCCAACGATGTCTTGTCCTTTAAGTCATTTAGCAGTCTATATGCCTCCGCGTCTGTCAAGTGATGCTTACGCTTGTACCGCTCAAATATTTTATCCAGCTCATGGCTGATATACCCGGATGCTTTTTGATACAACTCTGCTATATCGTCCGCGGTATCTTCGGCTGATTGCATATATTCAAACATCCGCTGGGCCTTTCGGCGCTCCCAATATGACAGACTACTCATCTACATCACCTGGGGGACTCCCATCATCCGGCGGCGGTTCGTTGCTCCCAAGACCAAACATTGCTCGTTGTTGTTTCACGGCCTCCTCGGCCTCCTTCGTAACCGCCTTGACCTCCCCGTCCACATCTGTCACGAATGGTATTTGTGATAGCAAGGTTTTCTTGCTTACCTTGCCCCACAGATTTGCGGTTATCTGGCTTATTTCAAGCAAGTTCTTCGGCATTGCCCTTGTGAATACCGGGCTTATTCCGGTTGTATCCACATTGATGCTTCTGGTTTTAAGGAAATTTGTAAAGAGCCGTATACGCTTCCTGAGCCCCTTCTTATAATATCTCGTCTTGATTTTCGTGATATTCTCCATCCCCAGCAGCTTGAACTCCATTGCCACACCAGATACATTCCCGGCAAAGGATTCGTCCGTCATGCAAGGAATATGGGAAAACTTATGGATATCCTGCTCAATGGCTCTCCTGAGAATCTCAATTCCAGATTCATCAAATGTCCGTGTGACATATTCCATCTTGCTTCCATCCGGCATCTGTACCAGCTTCTTCTTTTTAAGGGCATCCATTGCCCTGTCAGCTTCCGTGCCCCCGTCCTCATCCTCTTCATCATCACCAAGAAGGGTTCCATATACCGCCAATATGGCATCAATGAACTGCTCCTTGTCATTCACCCGGTCTGACATTATAGTGTTATAAGCATCAATCAGGGGTATCTGCAACTCGAAATCACCCATAGCAAGCTTGTTATTCTGGTATTCGACAATGGGTACCTCACCATAAAAGTGTGGCTCTGGTTCCTCGTTTACGGCCTGTGGCTCGTCCCTATCAAGTATGGTCATTACATACTTATAATTCTGAGTACACACCGTTGCCATATACGCTGTAGGCTTATGGCCGGTATCATCCTTCCTGGCATAATAATAGACAGCAAATAACTCGTTCTCCTCAATGGTATCGTCATGCACCATAAATGTATTAAGTGGTGACAGGTTCTTGATTGTAGGAACCGGCTCCCCTTCCTTCGTGTATACATACTCATAGGCCCGCCCATAGATTGACAGGTCAAGGCCGTTGTCTCCGTCTACCTCATCCACACCTGCATCTTCAAATGCATCAAGGAGTGGTTTTATATCCTTGTCGGAATTGTATGTCACTGGATTTCCGATAAAATAACTGCTGGCTGTATCGCTGATATCCTTAGCATGATTACATACCAGCCGAGTGTCCGGTCCATCCTTCTTTTCCCCTTCCAGTATCTTATGCTGCCCCTCGTAATACTTCAAGTTCTTCCGCATCCTTATGACCAGTTGCTGATGTTTCATAATGAGGTGGAGGATATCCTGCTTGTTCAGGTTCAGCTCATCGTATTTATCACCTGGATATGTAAATGTGTATATAGCCATCACCTCCTTTAATAAAATCCGTAGCTGGATTTGTTCTTGATTTTTGCCCTATTGTTATTAAGGACCATATAACAGAAATAGCGTACCGCATCCATAGCGTGGTCATGCTGCTTTATCGGTGCATCCTCTCCCCGGTTAACGGCCTTCGCGTCCCATATGTATGATGCAAATTCTTTTATGGTATTAACGCATGAGGCGCTGAATGCAATCTTTTCCTGATTTAACAATGTACCTACCAGACGTATCCCGTCCTCCACATCATTTTTTGCTTTGAGCACCGGATAACCAGCCTGCCTTAATGCCGCAATGAAGGAAGCTGCCGATGGGTCAACAATGACACCCTTAACTTTTATCCCTCCAAGGAATGCGTTGAAATCACTGACATATTCTGCATCCGTTCTCTGCTTTGCATTATCCCGGCCAGAATAGTAATACTCCCTGATGCAATACCATTTCCCATCCACACCGCGGTTCCACAGAAGAAATACTGTTGCATTCTGGGTACCGTAGTCAATGCTTACATATCTCCCCGAATTGTATAAGTTGGCAATGACCTTTTTAACATGCTTATCAACGTCAAACATATCATAGATGATGCCTTCCGCCATTGCCCACAGCCCCAGGATATAGCGCTTGTAGAAAACGCCGCTGTAACTTTCCCTATACCTGGCTTTAATCTCTTCGGATAGGCTCAGGTTGTCATCCATGGTAAAATGGACATATAACAGCTTTTTAAAGGATATCTCCTGCTTCTTCTCTGCCGCTTCCTTACGCTGCCGTTCTACATTCGATTTACCCAGATATCCCACTGAGCGGTCAATCCAGTTTGTTTTGAACCAATGATAAGGGCCGTCCGGGTTGCAGTTAAACCAGTATTTGCTTCCATCAACGGAGCATCGGCCGGTTGCCTGATTAACAAAGGATTCCGGCATCAGGGCTACTTCATCACAAAAAAGACCCGCCAGAGTGATACCCTGTATCAGGTCCTGGCTGCGCTCGTCCTTTCCGCCGAATATGTAGAAATTATTTGTTACACCGTTGCGCGATATCTCCACCAGATTATCCGCCCGATGGTCCATCACCTTATATCCGCGGCTCCGTAACATGATTTTAAGCCAGAACAGCACATTACGCCGGAAGGAACCAATGGTCTTTCCGCACATGGCAAAATTCTGGCCGGAGAATTTACTCATGGCCCAGAACACAAACGACAGGGACATGCATACCGTCTTACCGGAACGGATGGCCCCATCTGCTATGATACCATCATAATCCTTTACCGGGCTGCTCGGCATCCACCATGTAAGAATCTGTTTCTGCCTTTTTGAAAACGGCTTGAACTTAAATACCTGCAGCTTCGTGATGATGCTCCGCTTTTCCTTAATCCGCTGTATCCGTTCCTTCATCTGGGCAATGCGCTCGTTAATTCCCATCCACATCACCCCACAGACTTGATGCCTCGGCATCCATGGCGGCCAGAAATCCATCATCTTCCGTCTCTTGGTCCTGATTATCCATCTTAAGGGCTGCGATATCAAGCTTCATAAGTTCGATTTCCAGCCTTGCATCGTCAAAGCCAAACCTGTGCAGGGAATCAATCGCCTTCTGCTTCCTGGCCTGGACACGGGTAAGGGCATCCTCCACGGACTGTATCTGTCCCAAGACACCCTCATACTCCGTAACATCAACTGGCCCTTGGGCGCCAAAACCATCTTTCCATTTTACTGCGGTCATGCCATCGGCTTTCTTCTTTTCCTGGGTTCCTGCCGCCTGTTTGAGGTCATTAACGCGCTGTAGCATCCTGCGCTCCCTCACGGTCAGGAGTTGTATCTCCTGCAGCAGCAGCTCACCCTTATCCCTTGGCATAACTTCTATAAGTTCCTGCTCATCCGGTGTAAGGGTATCAAAAAAGAGGGATTCAAACTCCCCCGTCTTAACTGCGTTCTTATTCCCAGGCGGCCCGGTCCCCCCATGCCCTACGGCATTCTTATTTCCCGGCTGCCCGCCTCTGGATTTTGTTGTACAACGTTTCTTTTTCTTTTGTTGTACAACATTCCATTTATCCCGGCTCTTCCATACAGCGATAACCTTCTCGTCCTCATCCAGCCGGGCCGCGATTTCACGGTTTGTAATTTTCCCTTCGTGCTGTTTATATATTTCAAATGCTTTATCCCGATTGGGACTCCGCCCTCTTGGCAAAACCACCACCTCTCAATCGTTTCGTTTTCCAAATCACTGTTACTCTCCCATCACCTTCACTGTTTTATCCAATGTCAGCATCATGTTGCAGTTCAGTGCTATTTCCGATGCCCATAAGGCCATTAACCGGTAATCCGCAGCAGTTATCTTCTCCTGCATGGTACGTTCCCATATTGCCTTAGCAAGGTCCAGGTTCCTATCAGCAATAACAAGCCTCGCCGGTTTAACTCCTAATACTGGCTTCTCCCATTTCTCTCCCATGTTCTCGTCCTCCTTCATGATATATAAAAAGGCACCTGATTACTCAGATACCTCTTTTTCCGCTCTTAATCTGTTCAGTTCCTCTATCATACTATTCGGAACGATGCTATACCCAACCAACCGTATCTTCCTGGGCGCATCTGGTCCTATCTCAATCAGCCCCTTCCCTTCCAATCGCTCCATGTGTACTGCCACGGATGATGTGGAGCTAAGTCCAACCGCCTTACCTATCTCCCGTATGGTCGGCGCATACATATGCTCCTGCATGTACTCGACAATGTACTGATATATCTGTGTCTCACGTTCTGTTATCTTCATATGGATATCCCCCTATCTTAGTCATAATTATATGACATCCTCCTGGCTGCGTATCTGGTAATATATACCAATCGAAGGAGGCCCCGGACACCCTAAGTTTCAGGTGCCGGGAATTTGGTAAATAAAAAGGCGCCCATCTTTTGACAGGTACCTTTGTAATAGCGAGGGGCGGATTCGAACCGCCGACCTATGGCTTATGAGGCCATTGAGCTGCCAGACTGCTCCACCTCGCATCAGTGCCGGTTTCCCGGCATTGGTCCTATTTATCGCAGTAGGTACGCCGCTTTCTGTCCGTTTTGTGAAGCTATGAAGATAGCAGTAAGAACGTCAGCTTCTAATCAGCCGCCAAGTTGTGACACCCAGCAACCGTATTTTCTAAAGTAGGGGGGAAGGCCGCAGGCGCTTGCCTTTTGGCCTAATTATATTCTACAACGAACTTTCCGAATAAAACGAACTATTTATAAAATATTACGCTCTTTTAAATATTTATCCCTTAGCATAAGTCTTGGATAGTCTGGACTTTTGGAATATCCTACCTCGGATGCTATCTTCACCCAATTCATCCCCTCTACATAAAACATTCGAAATACACATCTGGTCTGCCCGTCCTCTATAGAATTAATCCACCTTTCCACGGCTTTTACCCGTTCCTTTTTGCTATTAAGCACTTTCTTTCTATGCTCATATAGCGGCCAGTCAAACCCTACCACGCTCTGGGGCCGTGGGTATCCATCTCTATAATCAAAAATCGTGCTGTTATTAAATCCATTATCCCCTTTTTTCATTTCCACCAGTTCTGCCTCAAGTATCGGTATCTCCCGTTTTAAGCGCCGATAGTTGTTAAGCATATCCCTTGTTATTTTCAATCTTCTCTCCTCCTATACAGACACACGCTCCCTAACGCCCCGCAGGGTATGTGGCGTGGACTGTGCATAATACTGTGATGTGACTGCCGGACTAGCATGTCCCAGGACCTCCTGTATGGTCCCGATATCCACCCCTTTGTTTTTAAGATTCATTCCCAGGGTCTTTCTCATCTTGTGCGGATATACCCTGCAGGTGAGTCCGGCCCTCCTTCCTATGGCTTTCATAATGTTTCGGAAGCTACAGGTACACATTTTACCATATGGACGCCTGGAACTCGGAAACATGTAGGGAGAGCTGTCTATCCTTGTCTCTAGATACAGCTTATAGTAGTGCTTGGCATCGTCATCCAAATACAGAGTCCGGTATTTCCCGCCCTTCTCGCCCTGAATCCAGATATCTCCTGTTTCCAGGTTGACCTGCTCCATGGTAATCTCTGCAATCTCTCCCACCCGGGCGCCGGTACTGCGGAATACCTCAATGATGGCCCTTTCGCGCTCATTCTGGCAAGCGTCTCTGATACGTATGATTTCCTCCGGGGAATAGTAATCAATGGGTTTTAAGATTACTTTCTTTGGCTCCGTGGATTCCACTGGGTTGTCAGCAATAAATTTTGACTTCCGCATCCAGGTATAAAAGGCTGACAGAAACCGGCGCTCATTATTGTATGTAGTAGTTTCCAGCTTACCGTGCAACCCCTTACGCCGCTCATATTGTGCCAGATACCACTCTATGTCTGTCTCATCCACCTGGTCCAGGGACTTAGTATTTATAACCGTTATCAGCCGTTTAATTGCTCCCAGGTATCCTTCCAGCGTTCCGCGTTTTAGGTTCCTTTTTTTAATCATAAAGAGCTGGATAAGGTACTTATTCTGCTCTGCAATACTATCCTGCCGCTCTGCTGGCAGCGTGGTAATCTCCTCCATGTTTACTCGGACAAGTTCCTGCTGCATCACCTGCTCCAACATTGACAGGATGGTTTGCTGCTGGATGTAATACGACATTGCTACCATAACATTATTAATAATTTCTGCTTTAACTGCCTGTGTACTCATATCATATCCTCCTCACATATTGATTTATCCACCTGAGTAGGGTATAATATACTCAGGTAGTTACTATGGGAGCGGTGGTAGCATCTTGGCGGGTGTCCACCGCTGTTTTATTGTTTCGTACATACGTTCTTCCAATCTGTTTTTTATTGCCGGGGTATTCCCCGGCTTATCTTATGTCTGTTTACGCTTAGGTTCCTTGCTGGCGTTCTCCGCATCCAGGTACGGGCACGCCCAGCACCCGTACCGTATCCTGCCATTGTTGGTCCTCTGGCCATCACATCCGTGACGCCCGTTGTCTATGTAGCACTGTCTCATAATACCGTATCACTCCCTTCGGCGGCTGGCGCAGCTCCGGAACCGGACAGGCTGCCGTGTATGTAAAGGGCGGCATTCTGGCCGACCATGTATCCGGTGGCGGCTCCCGGATAGCTGACTCTGCCGAAGCTGCTACAGCTGATGCCCGTAAAACTTTATTGGCCTTGACCTGCTTACTGTCTGCCTTTATCCTCAATCGGGTACCTCCCATTTACGCATGCGGGATGGGTATACCAACTCGGTCCATATCCTTCCCCTGCTGGCCTGGGGCCTCTGACTTACCTGTGACCATCTCACGTATGTATTTGTACGGAACATTACAATTCACTGCATTCATTACAATCTCGGCCTTGGTACTCTCCTGCATCAGTTTATAAAAATCCGAAAAAGTCACTTCTACTCTGTCCTCTTTTGCAAATGCATCAGCTATTCCCATCTATTTACCGTCCTTTCTTCTCAATATCTCAGTTTTGTAGAATAAGTAAGTTAATCTCTGCGATTGTCAGTTCGTTCCTTGCAATCTGTAATGCCTGCAAATCGGTAAGTCCGTACTTATCCCTAAATGGTATCACCAAGTCACACATTGCCTTTTTAGATAACCGTTTTTCATCAATTAAAACCTGATAATTCGTCTGCAAATCTCCAATATCATTTATAACCTTATTCATTGCTTTTCCTCCAAACGTTAATATGCACGCTTATTCCATGCCTCTATGGCTGCTTGTTCTGTTTTTTCATATCCTGTCCCTGAAAGGCACTTTTGACACTCTACCATCCATGTATTCAGAGCCACATCCGTTCCGGGAACCATCTGTCCATCTCTTTCGGAATTATATGTTGCTAAAACATTTGTACTCCCACAGAATGGACAGGGTTTTAAGTCTGTATTCATCCTCTTACACCTCCGTTAAATTTCTAAGTTAATGGGGTTACATTCCATATAGCATACTCATGCGGGTCATTCTCTGCAATGTCTTCCCCGTCCATCGTTGCCGCTATATCATTAGCTTCACTTTCGTTTTCTGCCTCAATCACAATTTTAGTAAACTGGGCGTACTCAATTTCATATTTCATAAGTTCCAACCCTTTCCTTTTGCTCCCGGAAATTTCAATTTCTACAAACTACTTGCACCCCAAACCGGAGGTTGAATCACTTCCATTTTCTCTACATCAGAAATTCCGTTCTCATCCACACATGGGAGTAAGTCATTTCCTTCCCAGCAAAAGAAAATTCCTGTGATAGACACGTCTACGCTCTCCGGTTCAAAACCACGAAGAGTTTTAATAGTTGTCCTCGGAACCGTTTTGAAACACACTTCAAATTCCCGAACCTCTCCATCTTCCAGCACCAGTCTGGTTCTATCTCCAACATAGATAGGCATTCCATTTTTATCAAATAACCCTGTATTCATTCTTTACCCTTTCCGGCTTTTCGCCTAAATCTTAATACTACTGATTCTCATTTTTCATTGATTCCATAACATTTGAGTTTTCTCTCTGTGATGTTATATTCAAAATTCACTGCAACACTTTCATGGTGCCACGCACCAACTAAAAACGGCACCCCGGCCCATATCCCTATGGTTTCGCATTTAACAATGCCGTATGCCTCTATTTCTGGACAGTATACAGGTTTTCCCGCCAGTTCCTGCAACTCCTCCAGAGTGAGTGACTCTTTATTCATTTTGGCCTCCATTCAGAAAATTTCATTTTGCAATTATGCTGCTTTTTTCTTATACCAGCCTCTCCATTTCTCTGCCATATTGCACAGAAGCCCGCAGCCCCAACTG